TAGTGCTACCTGGAGTAAACCATTAGATAGTAAGTTACAAGAGCAATGTAAAGAAGCAGCACAAACTCAAATTGAATTGCAGAAACAATTAACTGCAAATAAGCGTTTAGACTTTGAAATCGCCAGACTTAAGAATTGTGGTGAGTTGAAGAAACAGGGTATCTATTTCCACCCCAAGTCTCCATACTATAAAGTGTGTGCGGATGTGGTTGTTACGAACCCTGGTGGTGTTATTCCTCCACACAGACATACTATTCCTTCCCCTTCAACTTCCGAATCGCGTGGGAACGGATCCGCTGCTCATCTCGGCGCTCCTTTACAGACAGGACGGGGACACTCTTCCCACGAATAGCAGCAATCTTCTTCATAACTTTCTTGACCGTTGGTTTGACAACTTTTAGTAGGATGTCTGCCAACGGTTTTGCCATAAGTGCAGATGCAGTTGCAACGACAGCAATACCTCCCGTTGTCATTACAGAACCAGCACTAGGAACACCAGCGACAATCTGCTCTGGAATAGGAACCTTTTCTGTTATTTGAATACACTGGTTACCAATCAATTGATACTCAGTAACCTTTTTTCTAAATCCTTCGATGTATGTTCCTACAGGTTCTTTTGCCTGTTGTGCTGGTGTAGGACAATCGATCTTAGCAGTGACAGGATTTGCTGCTGGTGGAAGTTCTACCTGCCCTGGTGGTTTTGATTCTTCTTCCCGCTTAGTATCAATACCAGCAGGTTTTGTTGGTATTATCTGCTCTGGTTCAAAATTAATAGGATCATAACTAGGAACTGTTCCATCACAATAAGTTAGATTACCATTTTCATCATCTTGTTTTAATTGATTTCCACCATCAGGATGCGCTTCTACACATCCTGGCATATCTACAATAGGTATCCCAATGTTTTGTGTCACTGGGACTACTGGTGGTATTGCTTGTGGATATTGCATCAACCAATCAGGAACTTGAGGTATGTCCAATCTCCTGATCTGGATTTCTCTTATCTCAGGCATTACATACCAGGAATAACACCACCCGTTACTGGTGGGACATTAGTTTGATTCATAACATCTCCAGTAGCAGAAGGCATTGTAGGCATTGCCGACTTAACCATTCCTGGGAGTGCTTCTGTAACTGCCTTAGTAATTTCTTCTGTTGCCTTGATACGAACATCTTCAATCATCGCATCTTTGTTGAGGAAGAGATATACTCCACCACTAACAACTCCAAGTGATACAAGTCCTGATAGAAGTGCTACCACGTTAACTATCTTCTGCATTGTCTTCCATCTCCTTAAATGCAAGGCGTAAGATATATATCACACAATATGCCGTAAATGCGAGTCCACAGCATAGAAGAATAATAACTGACCAAACGGGTTCTTGTGTCATCGCCACTTCTTGTAGTTTATAGAAGTATCATTCCAGTCATTACCATTAGACCAAGGAGCATGAATACTAATATCATCAAGTCCTTCTATATCTGATGCCTTGATTTCAACAACAGGTTCTTGCTCTTTTTTATCTTCTTCTTTCCACTGTTCCATAATTTCATTCACCTGTTTATCAACAGAAGACATTTCCATATCAACTTTACCTTGTACCCACATAACCCACAAGGATTCTATTATACCGAGAGCAAGATGGTTGATAGGAAACTTCTGTTTCTTTGCCCACTTCTTGCTCTTGGTATACCAGTTTTCTTCACCACCCCATTGATATTCAAACTTGTGTTCCATCAGTCACAGTCCTTCATCATGGTAGCGACTTCACCACCAATCTCAGCACCAGTGTTTCCACCAAACATTGCTACCCATCCTGCCGCCAACCAACCAATATAAGGAATATTAGCAAACATTGGGGCAGCAGAAGCACCAATACTAGTTCCCACTAGTCTTCCTGCATTTTCGCCACCACCTTCCGCCTTGATACACTCTATCTTTTTGGCAGTCAACTTTCCCACTTCACCACCCTGGAGATGTGTCGCTCCGTCCATGGTGTACTGTTCTTGTTGGACTATTTTAGTATCTCCACCAATACCGAAGAAACCATTCTTCTTCACAAGAACCTTATCTTTACCCATAACTTGTGGGGAGTTTGATCGATACTGAATACGATATCCATCTTTGCCTGCTTCTACCTGATAAGCAGTGTAGTCACCAACGGGTAGGTTGATAATAGGAAGTTGTTGTCTGTTTAGAAGATGACCAAGAACACCTAGATGAGCAATACCAAAAACGGTCCCCACAGTGAGCACTGCCCACTTAAATGGAGACCGTTGAGGTTTCACTGGTTGTTGTTTTTTGGTTTTTGTTTCACTGACTGAGGTTTCCATCTTATTAGAAGCAATGGATTAGTATGCTTTGTCCTTTGGCTCTACTGCAGATACAACTTCTGGTTCTTTCTTTGCTTCTACTTTTTTAGGAGCAGAGTTTCCGCCACCATTCTTAGCAGGTGAAAGTCCAAAGGCGGCAAGTGATCCAGAGAACACTGATGCGATAAAGGTTGGGTCAAAATCTAGAATTTTTTGTCCGTTAGGAAGTCTAACGTAACTGAATGTGAGAAGAGAGGCAGACCATATAAGAACTACGACTTTCACTAGATTACCCAAAACTTCACTTCTATCTTCATGATGGTGGTCTTTCTCTTCTACTTGTGCTTTGGATTTGTTTCCGAGCATTTGTAGAGAGTAAGGCTCAGTTATTTAGTAATATAACCTTCTTCTCTCAACCACTTCTCAGTCAATGGTGTTGGTTTATAAATCTCCCACATCTTACCAGTAGCACATGCTTTAAGTGCTTCAGCAGTCATACCTTCAGTTCTACCTGCCCACTTTGCCTCTGCTTCCCAGGGCACAGCAGACTTGGGATAGGTCTTCTCTACAATATCACGCCAGATTCTAGGCACATCTTCTTCAGGTTTGATAATAGCAATCATAGAATTCTTGATGCTACCAGCCATACAGTCCTGAGCAGCGTGCCATCCTTCATGACGCATCACAGTCATCAGCACATGTGGGCGATGCATGAATCTATCATTCAGATAGAAGTTATTAGATACGGTATGGTAAACACCACGGTGACCAGGGGGAAAATACTTTTCATGCCCTAGAAAAACCATAACTCCGATCTTATCAAGGGATAGAAGCATCGCATCAAACTCGTCAGCAACAAGATCAAAATTAGAATCAGGAAACTCTTTACGAATATCGTCGATACTCTTGATTCGTCGGACATCCTTAGTGCATTCTCGGGTTAACATACAACCCATTGCATCCATGCTATAGAATCCTTTTGTAATCTTTCCTTCTGCTAGTGCGGGAGCAGTAAGAAGACAAGTGCTAAGCAAACTAAACAGAAGTTTTTTCATGATGTGTAATACGCTTGATAGTATTTAACCAACCCGAAGGTGTTTACATTTCCTTGTGATACCCAGTCATGGGCACACTCATAGATTGATTGATTAGAGTATACTGGTTCTCCGTTTTCTTGCAACTCATTACCAAATCTTTTTAACAATAGGTTGAGTGCTTGCTCACGAAGTTTCATTCGCTCGTCAGAATAACGCCAGTCTTCATTCATTTGAACTGTCCCATACCATTACCAGAGTTCCAACCACTTTGGAAGTTTTCAGAACCACCAGGACTTTGGAGTTCTTCCTTCCAAGTGCCCCAATACTTAGAAGCACGCTCATACATCATTTGATGAATGTTTTCTGGTTCCTTCTTGGGTTGTGCTGCCTCAATGATCTTTTGCTCTTCAATCTTTTGAGCAACATGCTTTTCATAAGCAATAACCTTTTCACTCTTTACAGGTTTAGAAAACCAAGAATCAAAAGGAGTAACGACAGGGGCAACAACTCCCGTGTAAGTCGGTTTTTTCTTTTCAGGTTTTTTAGGAGTATCTTCAATGAACTCACTCTTAGGGATGAATACTTTCTTGACGTATTTAATCCCCTTTTTGACTACTTTTTTAATCATGACCAGACAAGTTTCTTACTATAGTTATAAGCGTATTGCTCACGATAACCTTTGATGCCCCAACCTAACCAGTAGTAGGCACCGACCATGTATTGATGGATTGGTTGTCCGTGTCCCTCAAACTCTGGAAGGAGTTTTTGGAACTGAGCTTCGTTTATCATATAACGAGTCTGCCCTTCAATACTGCTAGGATTGCAACCATATTTCTTGCAGAATTTTCCTAGACCCATGTATCTGTTGTAGGTAGTCCATTGAATAAGACCATATCCACCACGATAGCACTTCTCATAAGGCACTCTTGCACCACCTTCACAGATGTCTGGGTGGAAGTTACTCTCTGACTTGATGTTGCCCATAATTGTTGCAAGGGCATTGCGGTCAGAAATGTTTGTGCTCTCTTGGAGTTTTTCTAGGACGTATTTTTCGTTGCTGTTACATCCAGGGCACTTCCATGACTTTTCTACAACTTCAATAGGGATTGCCTTACCATTATCGACCTTCACATCTACCATAGCAACTTGCGGTGGTGCTGAAATCTCATTGATTGACGGATAAGCACACGCGGCACCAGTCGTGGCAAGAATTGTAGCGATAACTTTTTTAAGCATTAAATCGATTGAACTCTACATCCGCTTAGAGAAAAACTCTCTGTCGGCTCAAGTTGGTGTATTGTAGCACTAATATCCCATGGTGTCAAACCTGTCAGGAAGTGCTGACCCAAAATCTGGGAAGTATGTTCTAAAAAGGTGACTTGCTTCAATATGTCTACCTTCATTAGTCAACTTTTTACATTCTTCTAGTATTCTTTTTTTAAAACTTTGTGATGCTCCGTTAGTCATCTTTGTCTCCGATAAACTCTAGTGAAAATACATCGTGTTCTTCGGTATTTGGGTCTAACCATTCGGCAAACTCACATTGGATTGAATAGGCATCGTCTATATTAATTTCACAGAGACTATGTATACGATCTATTGCCCAGTCATGTGTCAGTGTCAGGGTATCTTGCAAAGTTTCCATAATCTTTAAAAATAGAATTCCTTGCTGTCCAATATATCACTGGTCAATGATTTTGGCAATATATCCTCGGTGCTGTTTGAGACGACCCTTTGCTACAGCACATAAATTGGACGCATCAATACCCTCACTCTTACAAAAATCATTTAATCCCTTTATAACTACAACATCACCATTTGGTTTGATGATTTCATAAGTTTTCATTTGTTTTGGTTGAGGAATAGATTTTCCTTTCTTGGACTTACTAATCTTACTTTTGACTTCTTCTGTTCTAGGAATTCCTTTTAAAAGTTTACCAACTTTTTCATAATGTTCGTTAGGCAAATACCTTTTACCTTTTAAAGTATTACTAATATTATTCTTCCACTTAATAACTTCTTCTTCATTTTTTCCCAACCATTCCTGAAATTTTCTTTTTGATATCTCTATTCTCAATTTTTCAATTTCTTCAGTTTTTCCACTAAGGGCACAATAAGCAAGTTTATCTTCTAATTTACCATATACCTCCCATAATCTCTTATGTACTTCAGCATGAGCCCAAATAGGCAATTCTATTAAATTATTTTTATCATCAGTCCCACCCATATGTTTGGGAATTATATGATGTATATGATACATACCACACCTCCTAGAATGTTGGAGTTATAATTATTTATTAAAATAATCTTTTTTAAAATATCTTGACAATATATTTGAATTGTAATAAAGAGGTGTCCCATCTTCCATAGCCTCAGATAAGACATTATTCAAGAATAATTGCTTAGTCTCTTCAAAGTTACAATTACCCTTGGTGTCATGGAGACTTAGTATTTCTCTACTGAAGGTCTCCTTACCATACTTTTTTAAGTCTTCTTTTAATTCTGGGCAAGAACCGTAATACTTCTTCCAATCCGATTCTTGTTTTACTTTTCTCTTCTTTCCAGGAGGTTTTCTAAACGACCAAAAATACTTCCTCCCAAGGTATTTTCGTTGGTTGGACTTATTGGTAATGAGATAAACAAACCCGAAGTAATCCCCAATATCATTACTATCAAAAGGTTTGTTATCAAACGTCCATGGATTCTCATAACTTACATCATTATTTATCTCAAAGCTCATCTTATAGATCTCAATGAGCTATTATTTATCTTTAACCGGGACAAACCTAGTCTAGACAAAAAAAGGGGGTTTGTCAACCCCCTGAGTATATGTTAGACTCCTTTGTATAAAGGATTTCTAATTTGTACTGGTTTTCCAGTCTTGGGGTCAGTTACATATTTGACTCCAGACTTACCCGTTGTTGGAGACTCCCAAGGGTTCAGGGTTCCTTTTACATCAGGGAACTTCTCAACAATGCTTTGGATGTATTCAGCATCCATCTGCATCATGACATAATGCGCTTCCTCTACGGTGTCTGCGTGCCCCTCAGAGAGGAGATAGTCTAAAACTACGTCATATGCTTCTGGCATTGGTCTAATCTTTCTGAGGTCTTTAATGTCGTCTTTGATGCTTCTAACTCTAGGAAGATTAACTCCCTTTTCAGCAGCCTTAAATAAGTCCTGCTGGCGTGAAGTTGCTACATCAATTCTTGGTCCACTCTTTTCAACACTAGGAACAGTGAACTTTCCAGCATACTTCTTTGCCCAGATCTCTTTACCAACCGCTTCTGCTTCTTTACGCTTATCCTGAGCAATTAATTCACGATATCGGTCAGTTGGTTTTGGTGCTGCAGCAGGTGCTGGTTTAACAGCAGCGGCACTAGGAGCTGGTCTCTTATCAGGACTAGGAACTGGTTTAGCAGGTGCTGGTTCTGATTTTGGAGGTGTTTGTCCTCTAGGAACTCCAGTCTCTCTGGCGGGAGCATCACCAAGTCTTTCTGCTTGTTTTCTTGCTTCCTCTTCGTCTCTTTTGAGTCTCTCTTGCTCATATCTCAACTGAGTTGCTTTGAGACCAGGAGAATCTAAAGCAGACTTATCTACGGGTATCCATTGACCCAATGTGCCATCAGATTTCTTTACTCTGTAACCAGGTTTTCCACCTTGTGGAGCATATACAATGCTCGCACCACTAGGAGCACTCTGCTCGTTTAACTCGTCTAAGTAAATGTAATTGTCTTCCATATCACTGATACTTGATAGTTCCTGTTTCTAGGTCGATGTATGCTCTTCCACCGCCAGGTTTTTGTACTTCTGCTTCTTTCTTTTCTCTTTCCTTTTTAGCTTTATCAGCACCTGATAATGCACCTGATAATGCACCTTTCACTGCACCAACTGCCACATCTCTAGCGCCACCAGGGTTTGCAACCACAGTAGCTGGGACTGTTGCTGTTTGAACTGCTCTGACAACTCTACCAGATTTTGTTGTTGGTTGAGTTCCCATTCCAGTTGTTTGCTTAATGAATGGTCTTACAACTTTATCCCATGCGCCCTTACCTACCTGCTTCAATGTAGCATCAAGCCATCCTTCTTGAAGATCTGCGCTTTCTTTTAGAAGTCCTTCTTCATTCAAATGTGACAAAATTTCATTTGCAATTTCTCTAGCAAATGATTCAATAATTTCTTCTTCAGAAAGCACCTCTTCAGTTTCAGTCTCTGAATAGATAGAAGCATATGCTTCCTTCAAATCCTTTACATTCTTTCCAGAAAATTCAGACATCTTTACTAGTTTTTTTCTTCTTATAAGTTATTTATGTATCAAGGTCTTTGTGTACCTACACCTTGATAATTTCTAGTAATGTAACGACCCTTTGCTAATAATCTTGGGTCATCACTACGCTTTGGTCTTGCATCGTCTTGAGGTTTTCCATACCACTTAGAACCTTGTGGAAGACTTGATGACTGTGCTCTTGCTGCTTGTCTATCCATTTCTTGAGATGCTTTTTCCACTTCTCTTCTTTTTTGTGCATCCTGATACATCTGCACTGCACCAGCAGCTGGTGCCAATGGACCCCATGATGCTACATCAGCAACTTTTTTTACTCCAGGTTGCATTACTTTGGGAAATAATCCAGCAACTTTGTTTGTTGCAATATCAATTCCAGTACCAATGGCAGTTCCTCTCAAAGCAGTTTTAAGAAGTGGTTTGACAAACTCATTCAACTGATAAGCTTCTACACAAAACTCGTTAAAAGTCTTCATTTCTTGTCTCCTCCTGTAAGGTTACTAACTGTATTGAATCTTCTATATGCTTTATACGCTTTATTA